ATTGTTTGGTACAGTAGAGTTGATCAATCCTACAGATGAGAATGGTAATGCAGTTGACGTAGACACTACCGCATTTATCTGGGAGATTGATAACCGTGACGCCTTCAAGACAATGGGTGATCAGTTTACCAAGTTGTCTAAGATGCAACGCCTACCACCACAGCACAACATCTCTTGTACTACAAGGGAAGTACCACTGCCTAACGGTTCTAGCTTCTACGTACCAGAGGCCGAGCTTCAGCTAGGTACTACGTTGGAGATGGACAATGATGCACAAGAAGTCTTTGCTAACTTTATGGCATGGATTGAGAACTACAATACCTACATACTTAACACATGGGATGAGAACATGAATAGGCATGAGGACGTAGACACAGACACAGTAGAAGAGTTTGTGGACATCAATGAAGAGGACTTCGTGTAATGGACATGCCCCCATCAGGTATTGTCTATGACATGTCAAACGAGGAGTATCACAAACAGGTAGGGTACTCTTCGTCTGCCATTAAAACGGTGTGCAAGCAATCGCTTGCGCACTACATGGCACAGAAACCATTAGGTGATAGCCCTGCGTTTGCGCTTGGCTCTGCCGTACATGCCACACTACTTGAGCCAGAGCGTGACCTAGTTACCAAAGGCCCAAAGACAAGGGCATCCAAACTGTTTAAAGATTTGTACAACAACAGGGAAGATGATCAAGTAGTTCTTACAGAGGTTGAGTACTACGTACATCACAAGATGTGTCAGTCAGCCTTGAAAAACGATACGTGTAACAAGATACTAACGGACAGCCGTAGGGTTACAGAGAGTAGTATCTTTGTAACAGATAAGGTTACGGGGTTGAACTTGAAGACAAGACCAGACTTGTACATACCAGAAACAGGTCAGCTATTTGACATCAAGACTACCATTGATGCATCGCCTACAGGTTTTGCAGAGCAGGTTGGGAAGTATGCATACCACATACAAGCTGCCTTCTACGTACTGACATGTAAGAAGGCTGGCCTAAAAGCTACAGAGTTTAACTTTATAGCTGTAGAAAAGACTGCCCCTTACATCACTCACTTACACAAGGTAAGCCCTGAGTTATTGAAGGAAGCTACAGAGAAGGTAGAAGAAACTCTTGCACACATTGCGGAAGCAAACAAAAGCGGTGTGTTTGGTACGGGTTGGGGTGACTACTCAACTCTTAAAGTAGGAGACTTTTAGTACTATGAATGGCAAGCAATTCTCTGCCGCCATGAAGCATGGGTATAGGAGTGGGCTAGAGGTCAGAACCAGCGAGTATCTTGTTGAACACAATATAAAGTTCAGGTACGAGCAAGTTAAGATTGAATGGGAAGACCTTATGTACCGTACCTATACCCCTGACTTTGTGTTAGGGAACGGTATAATAATTGAGACAAAGGGATTGTTCTCAGCGGATGACAGGCGTAAACATTTAGCCGTCAAGGCGCAGCATCCCAAGCTAGACATACGATTTGTATTTACAAGCAGTAGAAGAAAATTAAGTAAGGGAGCTAAGACTACCTATGGACAATGGTGTACTAAGTATGGTATACCTTTTTACGACAGGATCATTCCAGAAGAATGGTTAAAAGAAAAGGGTAAGGATATGCATACCGCATTGATACACTGCCCCTATAGAAAAGTAAAAAGGAAATAACGCACATGAAAAAAGAGAACAACGTATTTATAAGTTTCGATGCCAACGATTATATTGTGCGGCTAACACCCTTCATAGACAAGGAAGGTAACTGGACAGGAGAGATACTAGTAGGCACTATAACTACAGACGAGAACAACCTATCAGATGAAGATCACTTTAACCTAATGACTATAACAAAGATGGTATGTGCAGCAGTACCAGCAATGGAAGAAGATGAGTACGTCCGTGATACACTGAATGAGATAGTAGACAAGAGTGAAGAAGAAGAAGAAAACGAGTTGCCAAAAGCTACGATAGCTAGTATAGAAGAGAACGTCATCAACGTTAACTTTAAACAATAGGGAGTATGATAATGAATGTAACAAAATTTTCAGAGGCAGCTAGTATACTAGACAATGATACTAGTGATGATGATATGGTAAACTCACCCTCCCACTACAACTTTGCGGGAGTAGAATGTATTGATGCTATCCGTGCAGCTACAGGAGAGGAAGGGTTCTCCTACTATCTACAGGGTAACATTATGAAATACCTGTGGCGGTACAAGTACAAGAATGGTTTGGAAGACTTGAAGAAAGCAGAGTGGTATCTCAACGTACTGATAGAAGACCAAGATGATAGTTAAAGTATTTCTAGCACTTGATATAGATGAGAGTGAGTATCAAATGCCAGCAGACAATTTTATCAATGATGAAATTAGAAACGCTCTTCAAGAATTTATCTACGATGTAGATGGTATGACAATTAAATCAATTAAAACAGTAACGGAGTAGACACACATGAACAATTACTTACCAACAGATTACCAAGCCTTCATACATACGTCACGGTATGCACGGTGGCTTGACAGTGAAGGACGTAGAGAGACATGGCCTGAGACAGTAGCACGATACATGGATAATGTAGTACGTAAATCCTTTAAGCTACCGTTAGCTAAGTTTTCTAAGATAGAAGAGGCTATACTATCTCTGGATGTTATGCCATCTATGAGGGCCATGATGTCGGCTGGGCCAGCACTAGACAGGGACAACACTGCAGGGTTCAACTGTAGCTACCTACCAGTAGATGATCCTAAGTCATTCGATGAGGCCATGTACATACTGCTATGCGGTACAGGTGTAGGCTTCAGCGTGGAGCGTCAGTCCGTACAGAAGTTACCAGAAGTACCAGAGCTATACGTAAGCGAGACAACTGTAGTAGTTAAGGACAGCAAAGAAGGTTGGGCTAAGGCACTACGTCAAGTGCTTGCACTACTATGGGCAGGTGAGATACCTAAGTGGGATGTAAGTCAAGTACGTCCTGCAGGTGCTAGGCTCAAGACATTTGGTGGTAGAGCCAGTGGCCCTGCACCCTTAGTAGAACTGTTTCACTTCGCTGTAGGTACATTCAAGACGGCACAAGGACGTAAACTATCTAGCATGGAGTGTCACGATCTCATGTGCTTCATTGGTCAGATCGTAGTTGTCGGTGGTGTACGCCGTAGTGCTATGATTTCATTGAGTAATTTATCTGATGATCGTATGCGTCACGCTAAGTCAGGTCAGTGGTGGGAGACTGCAGCACACCGTGCGCTATCTAACAACTCAGTCTGTTATACAGAGAAGCCTGACATGGAGACATTCATGCGTGAGTGGTTGTCACTAGTAGAGAGTAAGTCAGGTGAGCGTGGTATCTTCAACCGTGAGGCATCTAAGAAGCAAGCAGCTAAGAATGGTAGGCGTGATCCTAACTATGACTTCGGCACTAACCCGTGCAGTGAGATCATACTTCGCCCCTATCAATTCTGTAATTTAACTGAAGTAGTTGTACGAGCAACTGATGATCTTGAGTCTCTATCAGAGAAGGTACGCATGGCTACCATCCTTGGTACAATACAGTCTAGCCTTACTAAGTTTCCTTACCTACGTAAGATATGGCAGAAGAACACAGACGAAGAACGTCTACTTGGTGTGTCACTAACTGGGCTGATGGACAATCCATTGATGACGTTTAAGAACAAAGGTCTGTCGGAAACACTTGAGCATCTTAAACAGGTAGCAATACAAACAAACGTAGAGTGGGCTGGTGTACTGGGCATACCTGTATCGGCAGCTATTAGCTGTGTTAAGCCATCAGGAACCGTATCACAACTGGTAGACAGTGCCTCTGGCATACATGCAAGACACAGCAACTACTACATTAGAACGGTACGTGGTGATAACAAAGATGGTCTGACACAGTTTATGAAAGACCAAGGTGTGCCACATGAGGCATGTGTTATGAAGCCTGATACTACTACAGTGTTTAGCTTTCCTATTAAGTCACCTAAGAACTCAGTGACACGTAACGACATGACTGCCATTGAGCAACTGGAGACATGGTTAATGTATCAACGCCACTGGTGCGAACATAAACCAAGTATTACTTGTACAGTTTTGGACAGTGAGTGGATGGCAGTGGGTGCATTTGTGTACGAACACTTTGATGAGATGTCAGGTGTGTCATTTCTACCACACTCTGATCATAGTTATCAGCAAGCACCCTATCAAGAGGTAGACAAGGACGCATACAATGTGTTACTAAAGACTATGCCTAAGAAGATTGATTGGGCTGGGTTGTCCGACCATGAGAAAGACGATAACACTAATGCAATGCAGACGTTAGCATGTAGTGGTGATTCATGTGAGATGGTTGACATCTCTTAACTTAAAGGAGTATATAGTATGGTAAAAGTAACGTTAGACGATTTAGAGTATGAGTCAGATGACTTCACAGATTTGCAGAAGAACATTCTGGCAGAGATTAATTACAATGGTAATGTGCAGACACAGTTAAGATACCAACTGCAAAGCATAAAGACTACAGGAGATATGTTAATAGGTAAACTAAAAGAAGACTTAACAACTGAAACAGAATCGGAGTAACACACATGGCGGCATACAGAAAACCATTCTCTAGTAATCTATACGGCAAGTACGATGGCATTGCAAAAGATACATTGACTAGCCACTTAGAGAGCGAGGGACATACCCTTGTGAATAATGAAGAGTCCTACGCAGCAGACTTAGTTACACAGAAGGATGGAGAAACATACTTCAATGAGGCTGAAGTAAAAACTGCATGGAAAAGTAATTGGCCTAGTCATTGGACGGAGATACGTATACCAGAACGTAAGAAGAAGTTACTGAGTAAGCATACAGACAATCTAAAGTTCTACGTCTTTCGTGATGACATGAAACAGGCGTGGTGTATAGATAGTACACAGCTTACAGATGATAAGTTAAAAGAAGCAAACGGCAGAAACATACTAAAGGGTGAGCAGTTCTATCACATACCCTATGTAGAAGCAGAGTTAATCAACGTAGCATAAGGAGATCATCCTATGATAAAGAAGAGTAGAGCATCACGTGGCTTGGGGAAATACGATGCACCCCTAAGAGTACAGCACAGCATGGGTTATGATGGGTTCCGATACAATCGTCCCGTCAACCCTTTCCATGAGGATACGATGCAGTATCGTGAGTGGAGTAGGGGCTACAACAAAGCCTACTATGATAACTTGAAACGGGTAAAGGATAATGAAGCTAGAGCAAGAAGTAGAACAGTTCCTCAAGGAGAAATACAACATGTCTGATTTCAATGCGTATCAACGCAGTGCATCTAAGACTGCCATCTATCCTATTGAACATCGTATCCTGTACCCTGCACTGGGGTTAGCAGGTGAGGCAGGTGAGGTAGCCAACAAAGTAAAGAAACTTATTAGGGATGGGCCTGACGGTAGGCCAGATGATTGGCGAGAACAAATCTCTAGTGAGATAGGGGATGTGTTATGGTACTGCGCTGCACTTGCAACTGATCTCAACCTGACACTTGGTATGATAGCCTCACAGAATGAGAAGAAACTATCAGCTAGGAAAGACGCAGGAACCATAGGCGGTAGTGGGGACAACAGATAGTGTAACGAAGTTAACGATAGACAAAAAAAGAGGGGGCTTAGTTGCCCCCTTTTCTTATTTAGCTATTGCTTGCCTGTATAGTTCAGCTATTTTTATTAGAGCAGTTAAGTCATCCGCTTCTAAAGGATTGGGCATAGGTTCTTTACCTTCCTTTACTCTGGCAGCACCAAACTCTTCCACAAAAACAGTAGTAGCAACCTTACGTAAGTCAGGTGTTATCCTTCTATACTTTGTTAGGGCAACTGCGTATTCATCCCCTTGTGTAATTGACCCTTCCCGTATTTTAGTTTTAAAAACTCTTAGTTTCTTTTTTATTACAGGTCTTAACTTATTAGATGCAAACTCATTCTCTGTAAACTCATTCTTTATAGGGTCAGTGTCATCTTTATTTCTGTACTCTTCCCGAAAGTACTCTTCCAAGTCTCTGGATATTTCTACCATAGTGGGTATAAACATATCGTTCAACATTTTTAATTCAAAGTTCTTTATAGATGGTACTTTACTTCTACTACTTAGGTCACGCCAATCTAAACCTAACCTAGCTAAGTACTCTCCATCATCAGACCGCCTAGTTGTCATAGATAGACCAAGTATTTTGGCACCGGGATACATACGCTCACGCCCATCATAGTAACCTGCGTATTCTTTATTGGGTAACGCAGCTTCTTGCTCCCTACTTAATAGTATACCACGGTTTCTTAGTGGTTGAAGTGTCTCACGTTTTAGTGTACCAAAAAAGCTAAGGTTAGGGTCTTGTGCAGACTCTTTAAACTCTGTGCCACGTAGTCCTGTAGCACGTTGACCGTCAATGATCTGACCAAGAGGAACTGCCCACGTAGATAGATAGTTACCTAAAGGTCTACCTATGGCTCGACCTAGTGCTTCACGTGTAGTCATGTCTGTAGCGTCTGCAATCTGTGCAATCTCTTCTAGTACGGAGTTACCTACACCTGCACGAAAGTTACTACCTGTAAATAACTCTATAAATTCCTGTCCATCAAACCAATCATCAAACGTTCCTTTTATTAGACGCTTGGTTGCTTCACCTACGTATAAAAATTGTGCTAGTGGATACGTAGCAGTAGTATCCATCTGTGCATCGTCACCTATTGCAACCTGTTCGTAGTCAGCCAATGCTCCAGCAGAAGTTCTGAACTGGTATGCCGCACCTACAGCCGCTATGCCCTGCAAGTTACGTGATATACGCTGCCTATCTTTGCGTGTTAGCGGCCCCGCACCAATCCTACCGCCGCTTACAATATCAGATATTTTACGTGTCAATGGTATAGATGCACCACCTGCATACTGACCCATTAACTCCATGCTGTTAAACATAAATCTTG